TTCGTTTGGTACTTGGGAGAATGATGATGTTCCTGAGAAGTCTGCATCATTCCATACAATGTCTAATCTTGGGATGAATATAGTATTAGTTTCCCTGCTGAAAAATTTGACCGCCCCCATCACATCACAACTTTTCTCATCATTATCACTTCTTTTTATGATGAGACCATTATTGGGGATAGAACCGGAAATCCATTTATGAATAATGTTAGTGATGTCCATTCTTACATCCGGACTTTCTTGGTCAAAAGATTGAGATGCGACGAAAGCACTTTGATAATACCAAGTTCCACCTCCTTTTTGTGTTACGTATGAGCCAGTAGTTCCTGCAACAAATGAACCAGAAGTCCACTTTTTACCCGTTGTACCAAAAGAGCCATTTCTATAAGTCCATGAAACTCCATCTTTAATTTGAGGAGAAGAATTGTAATAACCTTTTCCTTGGCTCCAAGATTCACTAACAGGATACGCGTATAAAGAGTAAGATAAGGCTAAATTATCAGCTTGTGCAGAAAATAAATTTAAATAATATTTGCTTGATTTTCCTACAGTTCCATTCTGAATTAACTTATTTATTTCGATGGAATCTATTTGAAGCAATATCCTAGAATTATAATTGTAATTATAAAAAATATCATTAGCATCTGCAACATTATGAGATATCTTTTCTAACTCTATTATTGAATCTAAACCTGAATTTAAATCAGGTTTTCCTTCATATATAGTGGCATCTCTTGTTGGATATACTGAATACTGCATTTTATGATAGGTTTACAACTCTTCCCAATATGTCTTTATTTTTGTACTTAACTTCAAATATAGAAGGGTCTAGAGCTGGGTATAAAATATTATTTTTTGTAGCTGTTTTTATATCGTAGTAATTTCCTGAATATCCCTCTGCTTCATCGTATTTATTATGAATTTCAAAATTCATTACGTTTTTAACTCCTTTCACGTCTTTTATTAGGCACATTACTTCGCTTATATAAATAGGTTTACCTATTTGCATTTTATCATTATTAAAGTAGTCTCTTAAGTTAGAAAGGCATTGAAGTAATATTTCATTTGAGTTATAAGTTGAAAGGGTTAAGATTTCAAAGCTAATTGCTATATTAATAATAAAAGCATCTCTAATATTTATAGCATCTGTTAACATTCTATATTGCAGTAAATAATTTTTAATGTTCATTTTAACCGCTGTATTTAGTGATGTAAAATTTTTATTATTATCATAGCCGAGAAGATATAAATTTAGAGAGAGTTGATTCGGGATAGAGTCGTATGTCCCAAATTCTTTAGTTTGAGAGTCTCTTTCAATATGGGCTTTAGAAATAGCTCCAAATTTAGGGGGCATGCTGTAACATCTAATCAAATAATCATCTTTAGTTACTGCTCTATTTTGAGAAGCAAAGTGATTTATAGTTTCTTCTCTTATATTCTCAATTGATTTATCGGATATTCCACCTCTCGCTGGCTCCGGGTTATTTACAACAATAGAAGAAATTGAAGAATTATATAATATAGGGTCTAAAGAACCAAGTGGCGTTAATACATTTATACTGGATACTGTGTTTATTGAGTTGGCGGACACATTATCCGGAATTCCGCCACCAATTGTATAGTTGATAGTTAAAGTAGTATTAGAGGGTGCAGAACCGTATGTTTTGGTATATAAAAAATTCTCAGGTGCTATACTTAAGTCTACAACTCGCTCAAAATAATTTAATCCAGAACCTACATTAAAAGGGTTAGGTACTATTTCTTCATCCACTTCAGAACTTATACCACCACCAAACTGAATCTCCATTCTATCATCTAAACGAAGTCTAGTGACAAATCTTTTTTCAGTCTGTAGATAAGTTAATAAATAGGGGGCAGAATCTCTATACTCAGATAATTTCTGATCATTAAAAGGTAAATTCTGTACAGGTAAAGGAATTGTGTCTTGAGCTAAATAAGGCACTTCATACCATTGATTTCCATCAGAATCAAAAACACTAATAATTTCTAGGATATTTGTTTCAGGTAAAGTTATTTTATCATAGGGTTTAGGTGAGCTAAAAGAATACGACCTATTTATCACAGTGCCTGATACAGCTTTTACTTTTTTTCTAAAAAGGTAATTTTGGACTTCTCCTGAGTTATCTATGGTGTATACGGATATTTCCGTAGGGTCTAAAGAAGAACTATATCTAAAATCTACGGATTCCACGGTTCTAAAAGAAATTCCCTCATCACTACTTAACAAAGCCCCACCTTCTATTGTCAAAGCGTACTTAAAATCTGGTTTATTATTTGGCCCAGAACCTGCGGCTGGCACTACTTGGTAAATATCTATATCAGCAGATGAACCTGCTATAAAAGAAGGCTTGTAACCTAAAGAATTAGCTATATTATATAAATTTATCTTCTCTTGCACAGTAGCTAGTAAGGATTCTCTTAATTGAACGTCCGTATAGAAAGACAAGACATCTCCCACATAAGAAGCTAACTCTATAAACATCATTCCTGGAGATGCCTCATTAAAGTCATTGTAAGTATCCGGAAAATAATTTCTAGAAAAATCAATTAGAGATTGTCTGAATTCTCCAAAATCTTTATTGACATATTTTACATCCTTACTAATTAAATTACTTCTTTTGCTCATTTTTATAATATTTCAGCGGCTAAATCATTGCCGGAATTGTAAATTACTACTGTTCTATTAGCTCCTTTTTCGGTTACTGAAAAAGATATTCTTATATTAACGGAATTTTCTGCCTCTGAATATCCGTAATTTTGATTACCTCCAATACCTACGCTTAAATCCTTAAGAACTATATAAGGAAGCCAAAAACCTATATCTTCCTCTAAGGAAGACTCTAAAAAACCTCTATTAAAAGAACTATTTTGTTCAAAAACAAAATCTCGAAGTATTGTTCCAAAAGTGGGCTGCATATACCTTTCACTTTTTCGTGTCATGAGTAAATTTATCAAATTACTTATAGCTTGCTCTTCTGTAGTGTATGATTGCTTGAAAGCCCCTACGTCTCTAGCGGGCTTTTTATTATAAGCCTCAAGAGGACTTCGGACATAAGTGTTTCTATTAAATGGGAGTAAAATACCTACGGCTTTATCTAATTTAGTGTCAGGTGGATATGCTTTGTATATTATTCTACCCATTATTTTAGTTTTTCTGCTTTTTTCAATACGGGTGTATAATTTCTAGAAAGTAGTTTACTCATTAGATTACCCCCTTCTGATGAGGGTAGTACTACTTTACCGTCCATATCAACTACAGGTTCATTTAAATATGAATAGTTAGAGGAATTAATGTTTTCTGTAGTTACTGATGGGCCGTATTCCATATCCGAGCTATTGAAAGGAGAAGTACTAGATAGAAGAGAATCTATAGAGTTATATGATTTTTGAGTATAGCTTTCTTTTGTGTATACTGGATTAACAGTTTTATTTTTATTTGCAAGGATATTAACATTAGAAGAAGCTAGTTTATCAAACTCTTCTTTAATAATAGATTTTATTTCTTTTTTTATTTCTTGAGATATTTCTTTTACCAAGAATTTTATAAGTGAGTTCTTATCCATGTTTATAATAAATATTTGTTACTGTTAATAAATCTAAAAGTTAACTTCAACTATTTTATTTAAATAAACTAACTCATGTGATAAATGAGTGTAATTATTATCATATAAAGTTACTTCTAGTTGTTTTTTTATACAAGTTGAATCTACTAAAGTTTTACTTTCTACTAACATAGACTCTTCTAAAAATAGCGAATTGGTATTTAATAATTTTTCCAAATCTATATTATCCTTTAACTTACTTCCTATTATATACCATCCAGGCTTACAATTTTTTTGTATAACCAATATTAAATATACAATATCAGACATAACTGCAATAGTTCTTTTGCTTTTTAAAATAGATACTATTTTATATAAATGTCCATAACATTTACCATCAGGGTATTGCACGTCTAAGGGTATAGGTATAAGGTCTAGAGATAAGGAAGGCCCTCCAGGCCCTCCAGGTCCGCCGGGCCCACCGGGACCACCTGGGCCACCTGGGGTTCCCGGAGCAGCATTAGGTAGTGTAGAATCAGATCCTCTAGGACCACCGGGAGACCCAGGCCCACCGGGACCTCCTGGTCCACCGGGACCACCGGGACCACCGGGACCATCAGGAAATCCGGGGGTGCCTTCATTTCCGGACGTACCTTCGCTTGATGGTGTTCCTGGTAAGTCAACAGGAGAGCCATCAGGTTCTTCTTTAGATCCTCCATTCTCCGGGATTGATTCAGTTTCTAGATTTCCCGCTTTTGGAGGTACTCCGGGTTCTTTAATTAGTAATTCAGGTGTTTTTTTATTAATTGTCAAGCCAGGTACCGATACTCCAGGATACCCAATAGATCCGATACCAGATGTCTCCCCTCCCGGAAATTCAGGACTAGTGGTAACTCCTCCACCTACACTTCCGGGTATGCCAGGTATATTGTTTGTAAAGCCTGTAGGGGCTACTCGAGATAATCCATCAGTTCCTAACTTAAAATTAGAAGGTAACGCGGGAGGTTGTGGAAAACTTTGAGAACACCCCCCACCCCAAACACCTCTAGTGGGATTTATTGTATATCTAGGTTTTAATGATATTATACTAGGTAGCCGTGGAGAAACTAAAGAAGGTCCTCCAAGGGGTGATGTGGTTATACCTCCTGGGCCGGCTAATGCTTGTAATTCGCTATGTAATCCTAAAACAAAATCTACAAGGTCATCGAAATCTACATCATGTTTATTAGTGGTAAGTCTTATTCTTGAAGCAGATAAGTATATTGTTTTTTTTGCAATCAACATCATATCATCTTTCTTTGCTTGCATTACAATTCTATCTGCATTTGTAGCCGATTGAGCTTTATTAAAACTTGGAATACTAGACAAAGGAGAAGGACATGCTCTAACCGAAACAAATCTTGATAAGGCTTGATCAGAAGTCCAATAAGTAGTAGAGAAATCATTAGCTGCATCTTCTATGGCGTAAGATAATGAATTTTTTATTTCTCTATTTGGTATATCTTTTACTTCGTTAGGTAATGGCTTACTTGGTCCTATAGGTTTATTAGCTACTATAGTTATTGGATTTCCCGCTTTCCCAGATTTCCATGTCGGTTGATTTTCATGTTGTGGATGAGGACCCGAGCCAATGCCTAGTCTTATAGATGAGCCACCTCTACCGGTAAAAGTAGTGTCTCCTTCAAAGGGTTGTATGAAGTTAGCAGTATAAGGTCTTTTAGGGAAGGTGTTTCCGGGAGTAACAAACGGAGGTGCAGGTTTATTGTCAGATGATTTAGATCTATTAGAAGCGTGTGGTATTTGATTTATTACCGAATCATTAGTTGAATTTTAGAGGTCTCTATCACTTCCGCCGATACTAAATAGCCCATCTTCTAGTTGTTTATCTATGTCTTGAAATTCATCTAATATATTATCGTCCGCAGTTCGTAGCATCTTTAATTCAGTCAGTTCTTTTTGCGTTTCTTGAGATAACTCTTGAAGTAGCATTTCTTTTTCTTCTTCAGTTAAGTTAAAATCACCACTTGAAATAGATGCCGCTTTACTATACATCCTTTGTACAATAGCTGCCATTTTTATAAGTTGGTCGTCATTTTTAACCATGACATCAAAAAATTCTTTAACTACCGGTAGAATAACTACTGCATCATTTACACTTTGCACAACGCCGTCTAACCCTTTTAATGTTTTATCTAATTCTTTTGATCTTTTTTTAGAATTGCCATAAATCTCTTTTAGTAGATTTGACATGCTAAAATCATCAAATAATTTTATATCTTCCATATTATTTCTTCATGTATTTATTAAATTGCAAATCAAAATCATCTTTAAATATTTTTACTATCTTAGTGATTCTGTTTGTATTTGTCATGGGAATATTGGATCTTTCTCTTATTAATACATATAATGCTTTCTTATTAAATGCATATAAAGATTTACGATGCTTAAAAATGTCAATGATGGAATCTGCTATTGCTTTATCTAAATTATTTTTAAATGTGCATCTTAATTTTTCATATAATTCTCCCGTCCATAAATTTATAAAGTCATCTAAAGAATCCTTATAATGTTTGGTGACTACTTCGTTTATTATATCTCTCTCTTCATCTATTTCCCATAATTCTGCTTCCCCTACTCTATTCTTATATCCTTTCTTATTTTCCATGATGAGATAATTTATAGCAATCCGGGTAAAAAAAGAATATGCTTTAGCTCGTTCTTCATTATATCTGTGCATTTTTATAGTCAGCATGGAAACTACTTGACAATGTAAATCTTCATACGGTAAATCAATGTACATATATTTACCCATGTTTATTAAATTCTCAGCGAGTTTACAAAATGCAGGATATATATTTAATTCGTATAATGTATTTTTTTCTTTTTGTGATGTCAGTTTATTATATTCTACTATTGCATTTTGTACTGTCTCATCAAAGTACATTTTTTTCTTTAATTTTTTCATGTTATATCTAATAAAAAAAAGCCATCTTAAAAGATGACTTTTATGTTACTACTTCTTATTATCTGTAAAAAGTAAATCGAGTTCCTCTATCGTGTGACTTAACTGTTTAAATACTGATCCAACTTCATCATCTGATTCAAATGCTCCAATTCTATCTAAGGTTCTCATTGTATCTAGTGAATCTCTCACTCTTGATCTTATGGATAGTATTATATTAAAGTAATTATCATTTTCTTTTTCTAAATCATTTAAGTATTTCTCTGACTCTATTAATAACTTTTCATTTTTAGAGAAATTTAATATGGCTAAGTATAAAAGTATTATGTTTACTATTATTGATATTATTAGCATGTTTTGTTTTTTATGAAGAAACCATTTGTCTTGCTGCGTCTGTAGATGCCATGATGATAGAACCTAAAGTTACTTTTTTGGTCTCTGGGATTTGTAAATATTTGGATGCTGAATCATCGTAGAGCCCCGCTTGAATTTTTATTGCGACGTATTCATTGTATGATAAAGTCACATATTTCTGCAATAGATATAAAGATTTATCCGAAGCTACTAAAAACTTAGCTGCATCATTAAACTTATATCCTCTATTCAAATTTTTTCTATGCCAGTCAGAGGTTTCCTCTACAAAGAAAGGGTCTTCGTCTACTCCACATAGTCCAATAGAATTAAATAATGCAGCTACCGTAAACTCTTCTAAATTAAAGTCTAAGGCAATGTCTGTTGACTTATATAATTTACAAAGACCTAATCCGAAATTATAAGTATTAATCGCGAACTGTAATAAACCTCCTTTATAACAATAGTTATTGTCTATAAACATAGAAGCAGGAGCGTCTTGTAATGTAGTTTCGTAGTCCGATAGTAACTTTAAGAATTTTTCTTTTCTATCGCTAGCTACTCGTAACTCTAATAAATCTGTAAATTCTTTAAACAACTCTTGTGATTTCATAAAACGTTTTTTTGTGTAACAACTTAATTTATAGTTTTGTTTATTTCATGCCACTCTTTTATTTGAGCTGGGGACATGTTTCTTAATTCCGATTCAGAGAGTTTTTTTTTATGTCTGTCTTAGGCTCTCTGTAATTTCTACTTTTTGCTTGATTTTTTGGGGCTCTTCAGGTTCTCCTGAAGATATATCATAATCTTCATCTATAGCCTCAAATGTAATATCCTCTACCATATCTGATTCAATATCTTCTATTTCATCAGATTCAATTTCTTCTTGTGCAAAATTGTCAAAACTTCCGGTAACTACTTCTTGAAATTTTACCTGTTCTGCAAGTGCTACATCGGAATATTCAAAAACTTCATTAAAAGATCCTTTTACAATAGGCATATCTTCAAATTCATTAATGGATTCTATACTATTATTTTTTACTTTATTCTTACTTCCTGTAGGTCTTCCCCTTCTTTTTGGTTTTGGAAATTCCTCCATTGACCTTGACCATGAAAAAGGACCTTGTAAAAGATTTGGATTTGTAGGCACTATGGAACCAATTAGAGGTTCATCAAAAGAACTAGTAAATTCTGCGAAAGAGCTAGTAAATTTTACCTTCTCATTAAAATCCTCAATATACTTTGTATCTTCTTCTGTCAAATCATCCGAGTAAAACTCTGCTAAAGGGCTTCTCTCTTTCGGTGTTTCTGGAATAGGATTTTCTTCAATATTATCAGAATCTTTTTCATCTTCTTCTAGTATTACTTTTTGCGTGAAATGATAAGCTGTTAAAAGTGCAATAGCCAATGGGTCTGCTAAAAATACAATAACCATTAGAAACCAAAATAGTACCTTGTCCAAACTTGTATTAGTAACTTCGGAAAGATAAATGAGAGGGCCAAGTTCTACAGCTACATCATTACTTGATTTTATCGCGATAATCTTTGTTTCATAATAAAAGATGGAATCAGAAATATTTGTGATGTCCACATATACTCCATCCCTTCTACTTTCCATTTTACCAATGTCAGAGTTAAGACCTTCTACTTGTTGTAAATAATCTTTTCTAGTGGATGCGTTTGATCTTGATGATGTCCTTCCTCTACTATCTGTGTAAACATCTTTAGAATCACTCATCATTCCAGAAGATGTCGTATTTCTTTGTAATCTTGTTTGAGCAATGTCGGAAATAATTTGCTTGTATTCATTTTGCAAGTCACCTTTCTTATCCATGAAGAATTTCTTTTTCTCTTCAACCAATGCAACTTCCGATTTAGATGCCATGAGTTTATTCTTATTCTCGGTGTATGCTTGAGATATGCTTGAGAAAGAATGCCATAGACCCCGGAAGATGTTACAAAGATGACAAGGAACAAGAAAATTAATCCCCCCACTTTATATCCGAATGTTAGTTTATGCCAGTATCTATGAAGGAATGATGCGATGACAAGTTTTGATATTTCTATCCCGGCACCTAAAAGAATGATGGCCATTCCTGCTCCGGCGAAAACTTGGGCTAATCCTTTTACAGAGAAAAAACCTACGACGGAAGCTAGGAAAATAGCGCAGGTCAAAAGAAGATATGATATTCTTTTTTGTGTTTTAATGTCTTTGGTCATGTTATTTTTTTTACAAAGGTAGTCAATTTTTTTATATAATCAACTTTTTTTGCATTTTTTTATTATCTACATGTTTTTACATGAATGCTATGTAATATAAAGAAAACAATTACATATATAATTATGTTAGATTCACATGTTATTGATGTTATCATTTTGTTTTAAAGATATTAAATGAGCATTAAACATGAATATACATTTATACATGAGGTATGTCAACACATAATTTTTGACAATGGTTGAATGTTTATCTATAATCATGTAATTTTAACATTTTATTAACATGTAGATTTCTGGAGGGGATGTTAAAATAGAAATCATGCCCCCCAGTAAAATAAAAAAATTAAAAAAAACATGAAAAATACATGTAAAATCTATTTATAGTAAAACATGTAACATACATTTATTGATAATTGATTATAAATTAAAACACATTACACATTATGACAACAATGATAAAAGCATTATCTGATTTTGAACACATGGGCCACATGGTATATCTAAAGAAGATATTCCCGGAGGCATTCTTTAAAATAAAATCACTCACAGTACATTTTAAAGAGAAAGAAAATTTAATACCCATAGGAGGAGACGAGGGAGAAGTTAAAGCGGAGATAACATTATGTCCATCTATAAAATGTCAATTCTACATTTATGCAAATAAGGATGTTTTTGACAATAAGGGAAATGCCCTAGTACCCTACATGATAGATTTGGATGTAGATGAAAACAATGATGTAGAAGATTTGTTAGATAAGTTAAAACAAATGCTACAGGATGAATTTAAAGAAAAGATTGAATGACACATTATCTTTCATGTCGGAACATGATAGAGTACTGTTTTTATACAACAATATCTTATTAAAAAATCCCGACGATAACTTTGATTTGAATAGGGAGACATTTAACATGATATTTTCTGCTGATTCCAATAATTCTGACATTTTTGGTAACGTGAAGGAGGATTCTAAAGAAATGGATGACTTTTTTTCCTTTTTAGATGACAATAGCAATTTCATGGGTCCGGATGATGAAAACTTTGATGCTTTTTCTTATTCTGACGAGGAAATGGATGAAATGTTAGATGAAATGGATGATGAAGGCAATCCCTTACATCCTGACGATGACGTACAAGTAGAAGTTTTAATAAATGATGACATCCTCTTGATACTTTCTAATACCGAGGAAGACATACATACTTACATTTACAATTATTGCTTTTTAGATGGGTACATATATACAAAAATACCTGATTCTGAATTAGATAAGGCAAAAACACTAGATATAGTAACCGGATATAAGTACAAAAAAGTTTTTAAGATACTTGGTAAATTAGAAAATGATATTTGTTACAATTAATTTAACATAAAATGGCATATAATTTGAAGGTAAGGTAATATCTATTATTAGTTAACTCTTTAAATTTAATAAAATGGCAAATTTTGATGATCTAGGTTACGACGAAGTAGTAGACACTATCTGCGACGTAATTGATTTAGGAAAAAATGTAAAAAACGTATTTGCTGACGGATTCCAAGTGATTCCTGACCTTATCGCGTTGACTCCTGAATTCTTTAAAGTTCAAGAGATTATTTCTGATGCTCCTATGGCAATCAACCAACTTAAAAATTTAGGTGTGGAAGAAGCTAAGAAGGCACATGCAGAAATTTCAAAGCGTACAGGTGTAGCACAAGACAAAGTAGTTGATACAGTTACTAAAGGCTTCGGAATTATCGTTGAATTGTATGAAGTATTTGCTTGGAATCAGGCGAAGTTCTTCTCAATCAAGCAAAAAGTTCAAGACTTAGTGTAATTGAAAACTATTCGATTTTTCGCCCCGCTAAAAATTTTGGCGGGGCTTTTTAATTAGTACATTATGCAATATTTATAATAAAGATTAATCATGCTAATTTACAGGCCTACGATTATTTCTGGATCAGGATACTACTCCGGGTCTTTCGATGGAGACGGGTCTAGGTTATATAACATCCCATCTTCCTCTTATGCCATAACCGCTTCATACGCTCTGAATGC